CCATCGATCTGTTGTCCTGTTAATGTTGCCATATATTTGTTTTAAATATTTATGTTAGGGACCAAGTTCTAGTCTCAGCTTCCCAGTTATTTGTGTTTGTATTCCATACGAATGGTACGCTTGGTGTTCCATTACATGCTTCATCAGCAATTGCATACCACCATGTGCCATTTTTAGGTGCTGTTATACTATAATAATTAGCTAAGGCTATAACCCAACTACCATTAACTGGTGTGGTTATACCTAATTGAGCACATAATGTTTGTAGCCATGAACCATTTACAATGGTTGTAGCGCCTAAGTGTATTGCGTATGCAGAAATCCAGCTACCATTGTTAGGAGCAGTTACTGCACCGCCTGAGGCACACTCTACATAGTCTTTTGTTACTGATTTTATATCCATCTACTTAGAAATATAATTTTAGTTAGAGTTGTTTAATTTCTTAAGAGCAACTTTTAATTTTTTAATATTCTGCTTAGTCGCCGACGATTGTCGTGGAAGGACCACAGTCCGAACAGTTTCCGTATTTCTCTTCATAATATCTTAAATTTGAATGAGGTACTACTAATCCGCTAAAATAAGGATTAGATTTATCTGGTGACATTCCGTCAGTACCTGGGTTTGTATATTCTGCAAACATACTTGGATTATCAAAAAAGAATTTAATTAATCTTTTATTGTAAAATTCTGCAGTATCTAATGTCGATTGTCTAATATATTGTAATTCATCTAACGTAGTAGGTGAAGTCTCTTCTGTGGTGCCATTCAGTATGCCCTGGTTAGCTATCTTATACTTAATGCTTGGTAACATTAAATACAGGCTATATTGCATTAGAGTTGGCCCAATGTAGTCATTAAGTAATCTCTGTTCGTTAGCTGTTAAGTCATTAGCAGTAACACCAGCTTTAAGTCTATCATAAAATTTAGTACCTAAAGTAGCCTGCATATAAATGTCTTGCGCCTGTATAATAAAAGGTGTAATCTCATTCATACGAACATTGTCGTCTAACTGAGTCCATTGCTTAAGTCTTTGTTCTGATACTAGTAATGCTGTATTTGCCATATTAGTCGTTTGCTATATTTGTTATATCTTCTTGTAAAGCAGGATCATCTGCTTCAGTTCCGATTATCATTGGTACTGGCTCTACTTCTAGTTTAACATTAAAACCTGCAAGACTTAAGATATAACCGTATGTATCAATAATTTTAGATTGTTTAGGTCTTACTACAGTATTCATAAAGTGTGAGTAAGATGTAATGATTTCATCTGAGTTGCTACTAAAACCTGCGCCGTCTTTAATACCTAAAAGAAGTGGAGAAGTAATACGGTGTGCAGTAAGGATTCGTGACGTTATTCTTTGTTCGAGCGTCAAGTAGTAATCGTCGTTAGCATTCTCGATTGGTGTCACCTGCAGTTCTTTACCTGGCTCAGAAAAAGCCAAGAAGAATCTACCAGCATTCTCTTCTCCACTGAATGTGTCTTCTATTTCTCTATAGATGTCTCTGCGTTCTTCTGGATTCGGTATGCCGTTTCTAAATTGTACAAACATACTTGGTGCTAGTCCATTAGAAATGTTAGCATTGTGAAACCTTGAAACACGCGCATCAAGTTGTATATCATTAACACCACCAATATAAGCAGGTAAAGGATATATTTCTTGTCCCGGGTTGTAGTTTTTGCAATAATAGATTTGACTTGCGCTATCTTTCTTAGTATCTGTTGGATCATAACTTCTATATTCTACTGGCTTATATTTTCTGATCTGTGACCAGTCAGATGAATAGTAGTAACTGTGTATATTATCTTCTTCATCCGGCTTGCCTGATCTTACGTTTGCAAATGGTAGGTGGTAAATTTCAGCAATTCTAGTGCCTTCTTTATTCCATATAATGTTTAGTGAATAACCACCAAATAGTGTGTAGTCTAAACTGATTCTAGAGAATATCTCGTCAATAGTATCTCCATCAGTGTTAATGTATTCTCCACCATAGTCTTTAATACCTTCTCCAAAGATACCATCTTTAATAGCGTCAATACATGTGTGATTCATTGCAGAACTATCGTATAAACCGATTAGTTGCTGAGGGAATAGATTATCTATACCGAACTTAATGTAGTCTTTTCCTCTTTGTTCTTGGATTACAGGTAAGTCTAGTGCTTCAAATTTGCTACCTTTAATACTATATAATCCTTCTGGGTTCGTGTTTCTCATATTATGTTTTAATAATTTGGTCTAAAGTATGTATCTGCCTCTCTTTGCTCGTTATCTGAGATATAATCGACAGTACCAACATCACCTCCAGGTTTTGTAATTATCTTTACAATGTCAGTATAAGGACCTAATGCCCATGTATAATAACCATTATAGTGTTTATCTTCAAAATCTGCTGGTAAGTCTACCATAAACTCTGCATATCTTGTATTCTCGCTAACGATTGACCAGTTACCAGATGTTACAGTTACTAGTATTTCTTGTGAATATTGTGACTTAAGCGTGAATGTGTCGTTAAGATCTAGTGCTGAAGTAGGATTATTAATGAAAAAGAATGCTTCTTCTGCTGTTATTGTTGTCGTCATACTATATAATGTGTGTTTCTACTTAGAAATATAAAAAGACTACAAGTTGTAATTCAAAAAAAAAGAGACCCGTTAAGGTCTCTTCTTTCATTTATAGTGATGTCGATATTAAGCCTCGACGATAGAGCTAGTAACTTCAAATGATGGAGATTCTTCCATTCCAGAAATTGTTAATTCATATCCGTTTCTGTCACCGTAAGCGGTACCAGATACTGATGAACCTGCTGTCATGAATGCACCTCTTTCAACACCAACGCTAAAGTACTTATCGTTGTTGTCTTTAAATACTACAACCATATCAGTTGCTTGAGCCATCAGTAAAATCTGATCTCTCTTTGCAGCTTCCATTTTGTTGAATATCATTGTAAGAGCTTGGTCATAAAATACAGTACCATTCTCTTGAGATACATTTATAGTTTCGGTAAATGAACTAGTTTGTCTTGGAACGTCAAAATCAAAGAAGTCACCAGGTACAAGGGCTGCACCACCAACAGTAATTGCTGAGATAGTGCCTGAGGATTGTGTGATAGATTGTACTGGTCCGTTAGCGATAAAGATCTTATCAATACCACCATTAGAATCATTACAGTCTAAAGTAAATCCTGCTGTTAAATTGCTACATGCCATAGTTTATACTTTGTTTTTTTAGTTAAAACTAAGGCCCGAAGGCCCTAGTTATTGAATTATGCTAATCCGTTTGTACCGAATTGATCTACTTGAGATACGGCTACACCTAATCTCCATTTAGCGATGAATTTTACAACATCTTGTCCTTTGTCAAAAAAGAACTGTACTGTTGACATATCATCTTCTAAACCTGTACCTGCTACAATCATTGAAGAAGGACCTGCTGCTACGTAATCAGAACCAGTTAAACCTGAAGTTTTAACTACTGTGATGTTAGCACCTGGAAGTTCGAAAGAACGTCCGTCTCCTTGGTCATAGTGGTAATAGTTTTGTGCAACTAAAGCTCTTCTTAGAGTGTTAAAGTTTGCTGGAGAAACGATCATAATTAAATCGTCTCTATCTTTAGATGCTTCGTTGATTGCATCAAAGATGTTTAACGCTTGCTCAACTGCATTAGCTAAAGTCCATGCTGCTGGGTTAGCAGATAAAGTTGCTCCTGCTGCTGCAGTTACTTGATCTTTAATACCAGTTCCAGTACCGTCTCCGTCTACTAGGTAAGCTTCGTTATATTTTGAGATTCTTTTTACATAGTAATCAGCGATCACTTCCTCGAAAGGTACTGATTCTTGATTAGCTGCTGCAGACATTCTCTGGCTTAACCAGTATTGTCTTAAATCTTCTGGACAAAGGTCCATCTTTACTTGTTTGTCTCTGATAGTGATGTCTACTTGTGAGAAATCTACATTACCAGAAGGATTCCAACCACATGCAAGATCAGCAACGTTTAAGTCACCGTCCATTAAGTTGATTGCTACTGTTCCAGCAGAAAGTCCTGATCTTAAGTCTACATAAGACATTAAGTCAGTTTCTAATACTGCCTTCGCAATTAAATCCATTGATGTTTCATCTGTGTACGCTGTTAGCGCTGTTAAATCAAATGCCATAATTTAGTTTTTGTTTTTAATTGTTTGGTTTATTTTCTACTCTTTCTTAATGATACAAGTCTTTCAAATCTTGCTTCAGCTGTAGTAGCTCTGTTTTGTGCCTCTTGTGAGAAGGTGTTGGCAACCTTTTTTGCTGCAGGTTCATCTGCAACTTCGTTAAATCTTGAAGTTAAAACACTAAGTTCTTCTTTAAGTTCTTTAATCTCATCTCGGTATGGCTCTAACATAGTTGCAATGCCTTCTAGCATTCCGTCTAAATCAAAGTCTTTTTCCTTTACAATTACTTCTTCTTCCTCTTCGAAAGATTCTTCAGCTTCAGATACTGACTCTTCAGAGCCTTTTTCTTCAACATTAGTAATTTCACCAGATTCACCTACTGTGATTAATAAACCGTCAGTTGTTTCGTGTTTGCCTTCCGGCGCGAATGGATCTTCTGATGCACCTTCTCCAGCTCTTACAAATAAGATTGCTCCTGCTTGTAGTTCACCTTCAGTGTACACTTCTGTTCCATCAACTAAAGTAGCCTCCGCCATTTTAGTTTCCACAACTTCTTTAACTTCTTCAGTAGCAGCCCCAAGCATTACTCGGAGTTTGCTGATTGCGTCGTTGACTGTCATATACTGTATAAGTTTATTTAGTTTAATCAGACCTATGCCTGACACTTAGAAATATGTATCTTGCTTATATTGACAGAAGTTATGGAACAATAGCCAAAAACCAACTATAACTACTATAAATCAATAATTAATAATATGAAAATTATTACAGAAGGTAACACCGTCCTTTACGGTGGATTTGAATTCCGTTTAACACCATCAGCGGGTAAAGGTAAGACTACACACTACTTACACGTTTACAAAAATGGTAAAATGATTACACCTCCTAAAGCAGGAGCATTCGTTAACTTAGATGAAGGGATATGGGATCCTATGGTTATTTGTGATAAATCTTACCTTGTTGAGTTAAGCTTTATTGTAAATATGTACTTTAGCTCTATTAGAACTATTAGATACTATAAAGGTGATCCTGAAAATGTAAGAACTATGAAAGATCTTAATTCTAAAACTACAGATATAGTATGGCGAAGAAATGGTTAAAACCCAGTCTTTCTATGGAACATGCGAAAGTCCTTAGAGCCAAATGGCTCGAGGGCACTAGCATTAATACATTATGTAAGCAGTATGACCTAACTAGGAATTCTGTTAAGTGTATCTTAAAGGGTAAGACATATAATAAGCATGGTGAACATACTAATTTATATGAAGAGAAGTTTACTGGTCTTTTTTAGGCTTTCTACGTATCTCTATAATTCTAGCAACGTTAAGTATTATACCAGTAATTATTAGAGCCATCGTTAGTATTGATGACCAATCAATCATTGCAGCACCCGCTGCCGCAACAGTTGTCCCGTTTGCTATTGAATCTTTTAGTTCGTCCATTATAGTTTAGCAGCTTTTTCGATAAAGTTACCGGCAATTGAATAACCGTTAAGCTCACCATTTTTAATTTTATTCCAAGTTTCTTCATCATTAATTTTGTATGATGCCATCCAAGTTCCTGCAGGTACTTCAAATCCCATAGCTTTCGATTTATCCATGTTAGGATCTTTAACAATCCAAGATTCAAGTAAAGTATTGCCTGTCGTAATATTGTCATCATGATTAATGTCTGTATTATTCATTTTGTTATACTCAAAGAATTTCTTAGCGATTTTCTTAATAGTATCTTTACTAAAGTAAACATGGAATGGATTACCCATCTCATCTTTACGTAAGATTAGTTGTTGTGGCACCATTGCTGGTCCTGTTACTACCATTTCATCATCTGCAGAGAATGCAAATGTACCAGGGTATCTCCAGTAGTCATTACTACTCGATGCTACTTGACCTGCACGACCGTCTGCTCTACCTTTAGACATTATGACAGTTTCTCTACCATCTCTATAAACTTCTAGTTCTTCCCAGTAATGATTGCAGTTTACGCCTCCTTTGTAGTCAAAAATACTGTAGGCTTGACCCCTATGTCTAAAGCCAGTATTAATTCTACTATCCATCTCTCTTATTTCTTGACGGGTATAGATTTTTTGTAATCTCATCATTGCTTTACAGAAATTACGTTGTGGTGATGCGCCGGCATATCTGTATTTAATCTCTGGCTCGTTATCTAGGTCCTGACGACCTAAAATATCTAATCCACGTATTCCTTTAACATAATCACCAATGCCCTCAAAGTTAGTCTTAGTACTATCTACGTATACGGCGTTTTCATAGTCAACTGGCTCTCCAAACTCATCCATTAACTCTAGAATAAGTGTTTGTATCTCTTCGAACTCTTCATCTACAAATTTCTGTGCTTCTACTGGTACACAGTTAGGTACTGTTTTACCATTTAGCTTTTTAACACCGATTGCTTCGTAACCAGGCCAACATGCTTCGTCTAAGTCAAAATCAAGACCATAAGATGAATAACAAATTGCAGTAGCTTGATCTTCTTCATAACCTTCACCAATTAGTACTGGTATACAACGTGATACGTAATCTGCTTCTGATTCTCCTGATTTAGGCTCTACAAATTCTTGTATTGCAAAGTCTTTACGTAATTGTTCGTATTGACTAGCTACATAGTACTTTTCTAGTTCTTCTATTTCACTGTAATCCTCTTTCCACTTAGCATATAGCTTAAGTGTTTGGAAACTTGGCACTGTAGTATCAAACTCTACTCTATCGTCGCCCACGTTGTAATACGGGAACCCCAGATTAGCTCTTTTACCTTCCGAATAGTAATCATTAATATCTAGTATGCCATCGAACTGGGATGCCGTAAGGTCTACTATATTATTAGTCTCTTTATGTTGAATATACCAGTGAGTTGCTTCGAAATCTACTCCGCCAACTTTATACTGCATTTTTTTAATACATTTTAAGTCATAGTCGCCATTGTAACCGCCCATTGCGTAAAACATAAATTGTGCTACTTGGTAGCAGTAACCAAATGGAAATTCTGTGTCAATTCCAGCTTCATTAAGCTTTGTCATTTGATCCGCATGGTTTACGCCACCGTCTCCGGCTGCACCACCACCTGGTTTCTTAAATAGATCTATATTAGCATTAATAAACTCATCAAACTTCTCAAAACCAGTATTATCTACTACCTGCTCTTCTGCAAATGCTAAGAAGTCAATACCAATAGCTGGAGAATCCACGATTGACATTACATCAACACCAAGGTCTTCCATTTCAACGTTATCCCAATCAATTAAAAGTTCTACTATTTTCTTCATAATGTATTTATCTTACAACCTTGCTAGGTCATTAATTTTTGCGTCAGCCTCTTGTTGTGATGTCATTTCTTCTGCAACAACATAAGCTCTAATAGTTGGAGCTGCTGCTCCAGGTCCTACAGAGTCTGGGCCTACTTGATTATCAATATCTGCATCAGTTGCTGCACTAGCTAGTCCTGCAGTAGGATCAAATGTAGGTACAGTTGGTCTACTAGGTGTAGAACCACCGCCTCCACCGCCAGTACCTGGTGTTTTAGTTTTTACAATAGCTGCAACGTTAGCAAGACCACCTGCAACTGCTACACCGGCTGCAATAGCCGCTCGTATAGGCGAGGTAGGATCTCCTGGTATTAACTGTGAGGTATATGCTTTCTGCGCACCTAAGTATGTGTCAATGGTTGTGGCAGCTATCGCAGCTGCTTTACCTGCAGTTGTATTCTCACCAACTAGTTGACTTATAGCTCCTAATGCTTGGCTAGCTACTTGTAAGTTAGCATCAGAGACTTGTTTTTGCATTAGCTTCTCAAAGTCTGCTTCTTCTTTCTTAAGTTTCTTAGCCTTATCAGTATAAAACTCTTTTACTTTATTCTTTTCTGCTTCTGTAGCCTTTAATCTATCTAATTCTTCTAGATCTTTTATCTGTGCGGCTTCTAACTCGGCCTGTGCTCGTGCAAACTCATTTTCTATGTCTTCTAGCTCCATTTCAGCCAGTTTATCTCTAATAGTTTGCTTTCTAGCTATCTCTTCGTTCTCTAACTCTACAGTAATACGTTGTGCATCTAATCTACGTGTTTCTAACGCAGTTTCTGCATCTATTCTAGTAGCAACTGCTTCTGCAAGCGAAGTTTCTAGCTCTTCACGCTTTTCGTAGTTAGATTCTTGTGAAATTTGTAGTCTTAGGTTCTGTTCTTCTAGTTTTGCTTGTTTTGCTAAGTTTTCTGCTAGTTTTACTTGTGCTTCCCCTAAAGCTTCTAGTGCAGTCTTTCTTTCTTCGTAAGTTCTGTTAGTATCTTCCGCAATCTTCTGTTGCGTCTCCATTTCTTTATTAAGTAGGGCATTATCTACAATCAGTTTTTGTTGTGCATCTCTAATATTTCTAAATTGATCTACTAGTAATGTGGCTACTTCTACTGCCTCTTTAACTTCTGCAACTACAGTCTTACCGAATTCTATAACAGATTCTGTAGCATCAGCCACTTTATCTGTAATATCTTCTACTCCAAGTACTACTTTACCTACGGCATCTGCGGCTACTTTACCAGCTTCTTTAAATTTACCTGAAAATAAGAGTCCAATTGCTTTACCTAGTTTAGGTACTAACTCTAATAGACCTTCAAATCTATTAAAGATATTCTCTTTTAGTAGATCTACAAAATTCATTAGGGCTTCTTTAGGATTAGTAAAGGCCCATACTATTTGTTCACCTAATGCAGAGAAGAAATCACTAATCTTACCTGTAATAATACCTAAGGCTTCCATTGCTATGGCTAGCTTACGTGAACCCTCTTCAGAATTCTTAAAGTATGCAAATAGTGATGTAAGTGCGATTAACAGAGCTCCAAGTCCTGTAGCTGCAATTGCACCTTTCAGTCCCTTGAATCCTGCTGTTGCACCTTTGATGCCTGCTTTCATATCTGCGAAAGCCTGCTTACCTTTTGCAAGTATTGAGTTTTCTTCTGCTACCTTCTTGGTTTCTTTACCAAGATTCTTCATCTCTTTCTGTAGTTCTTCTACAGATTTGACTTCTTTCTCAATACCATCAATGGTAAATGTAATTTTAACTTCTTGTTCTGCCATATCTACTTAGAAATATAATTGTTGTCCATTTTGAATTAGCGTGATAGGTTTACCGTATTTATATGCCGAACCACGTTGTTTCATTTTTCTTGTTGGTAATCTAAAGTTTAACCAATAGAGACCGTCTTGCCACACACCACCAAATCTTGCATTGGCTCTACTATTCATTCTATCCACCGGTTTAGCCATGTTAACAGTAATTGGTGATTTAGTATTATCCCAGTCTTTACCGTCTGGATGCGTACTGTAATATGCATCCCATGGTCCCAGTCGCTTCATCTCTGTTAATAAGTAGATAATATGCTCTGGGTCGTAAACACCCCAGATACATGCGTCTATATCTGGAGTGTCCCAATCACCTGTAATGCCACCAAAGATTGTGAGGTCGTAATCTCTCCAATCTAATTCCATAATAGCGGCTATCTGTTCCTGGAATTGTTCATCTCCTAATCTCATTAGATCTGTGCTACAAATATGTAAGGATTAGTACCTATTGTTTGTATTGATCCTGAGAATCCATTTGTATTAGGACAGAAACATCCATCAAACGGTCTTCTTAATGCATCAGTGAAACTAGTTGCACTGTAGTACCAGTCTGATTGGTTACATGTATTATCTTGATCCATAGCAACTAGAGTACCTTGTGCAGTTCCATAAGCAGATTGTAATGAAGCCCAATCGCCATCATAACAGTAGAAACCATCTGTAGGTTCTGCTGGTGAATTACCAGAGTTAACTCTAACCATTACTACATCAATACTATCTCCAACAGTTTCACCTTGACATAGACCACCTACGTAGTATTCTCTAATGTATGAAATATCACCTGATGGTATAACTACTTGACAACTTACTAATTGTGAACTAGAAGTTGTACAACCAACATTATCTGTAACAGTAAATGAATATGTTGCACTTGCTAAGCCAGTTCTTGTAAATTGAGTACTACCGTCAGTCCATAAGATTGAATAAGGTGCAGTACCGCCCGCAGCTGTAATAGTTACGGCTCCATCAGAAGTATAACAATCTGAAGGCTCTGTAACAGTTGCACTAGTTGTAAGTTCTGTTGCAGTAGATTGTGGTATAGTTATTTGTTGACTATCTGTTCTACCCTGATTATCTACTACAGTAATTGTATAAGTACCTGGTGTTTGATTATCTATAAGTCCAGGGTTAATGTTAAACGTACCACTATCACCTGATGTACTTGACCAACTAACTGGGAAGTTAACTGGTGTACTAAAGACATAAGTGATTTGACCATCTGCACCGTTGAAACAATTAGGTCCCGCCGGGGTTGTTGTATAACTTAAAGCATCTGTAGCTTGTGGTACTGGTTTGTAATCTATTAGTTTTATTAACTGTACTTTAACAGGACCTGTAACACCTATTTGTGCATCGTTAATCTTTTCTGGTCTATAGTATGCTCCGTCTACAAATACAATATCATCAAATGAGAAGTTTTGTAGATCTACATTGTTTAGTGTAAAATGTGCAGTTACTCTTCTAGCTCTAGTATTATAGAGTGATTGTATGTAACCAGACCAGTATGTTGTGTATAAGTCAAAGTCAGTGACTAGTCCGTTAATACCAGAGACATTAGTGCCCCAATAAGGTATATCGACATTCCAGTTTAAGACCTGTGTATCTTGGTCCATTGGCCATTCGTTATATTGACTTACTAGAGGGTATGTTGTAAAATGTGAAGCTGCTCCTTCTAAGTGCCAATGGTATGAATTATTACCTACTGGCTGTAAACCATTATAGAATAGTAATCTACTCTTAGGTTTAATAGGGTTATTCTCTCCATCATTCTTTACAACTAATTGTGGTATAATAAATTCTGATGTATTAGGCGCACCTTCTATTTGTGCTAGAGGAGTTGGTGCCCAAGTAGTTTCTATCTTTCTAGTTCCTTTTAGTAATTCGTTACCTGAGTCAAACTCTAAGTAGCCGAATACATTCTTATATGCTTGTGTATGGTATATGTTAATCCAATCACCATCATCTTTATGTGTAAAATCTATTTGATCTGACTGTGTATTAAATAGAGGTTCTATTACAAAGTCTTTATCTCTGATTAGTTTATCAGACCAGTCATAGAGATCACCAGATGCGATGTAGTTAATAAACGGTTCAATAATGAAGTTCTTACCATCTGTAGGATCCGGCGCCATCACGAGCCTAAAAGTGGTTAGTATATCTTTAATAAAATCTATCTGCTTATACTCACAGTCTAGTGAAGCATTAGGTAATGCGTTACCCGGTGCAGAGACTACATCAAATTCTTTATTTCTAAATACTGATTGTTCTATTAAGCCAGGGAATTCAGTTTCACCATAAACTCTGACTTGCTCACCTACTGCTAAAGTAATAACACCCTGTACTGAAATAGTAGTACCATTACCAGAACCATAAGCACCAATTGATGCATCTGACCATGTAGTACCACTTGGAGATGTTTGTAATTTAAGTCTACCAGAAATAGCAGAGAATGGTGGCGATTGTCCACCTTCACCAGCATAGAATGACTGTGCTCTAATTATGTAATTACCTGCAACAGGTGCTACGTAGTAACTATAAGAGCTACCAGTAAATTGGTAGTTTTTACCATCAGTTGTATTAACGTTACCACTTGAAGGATCACTTACAACTTCTGCAATGTATAATGGGTCATCACCACCTTCATCATTAGAATCAGTAGCTGATACAATATTTGTAGAGTTAGCACTTAGGTTAAGCCCGATTGCAGCCTCATTACCAAATGCACTTACATAGACTTGCTTAAAGAATGCAGAGTCTAAGAATGTAGAAGTAAATGTATAGCCTGTGTTCTCAAAGATTTTACCAAAGCATTTTCTAGCTCTGATCATTGGCTTCATTCTCTCTACTTCTAGTGGATGGCCGTTTGATGTAAAGTTACTACCTGTACCACCAACAGCTACTCTAGTTTGTTCAGCATTACCATTCTCGTCGTATGTATTACCAAATTCAACAAGTGGGTATAAGACATCTCCGTTAATTAGACCGTCTGTTAGTGTACCTTCTGGATATGCATCCCAGCTTGCCTCTATGTTTGTACTGTTTACTACGTGACTTAGCTCTGGCATATTAAGGCTACACATTGTTGAATCACCAATAGCAGATGAGAAGTCTCTAGTCTCTCCTAAGAAAATTATCTCATAGTCTATTTTATCTTGTGCGCCATTGACAAAGATACGTTGTAGTCTAATATGACCCTGTCTAAATTCAGCACCATCTACAATGATCTCTGCAGGTTTCTTCACAGTAACATCATAGTCAATACCATCAATTAAGAAGGCGTGTTTAAAGAATATGTTATTTGCTGGCGTCGCGGGTACCCTGAATGTTCTAGAGAATACAGACTTAGCCTCAGCGTTAGTAATATCTTCTACACTTAGGTTTAGCTTAATCGGTTCAGTCTCATAGAGATCTAACCAATATTGCGTTAGTTGTCTATTATCATCGTATACTTTAAGTTGAATCATATTATCCTCTTTGTGATTTTAGGTTATTAGCTAACTTAAATTTAATATCGTATTGGAATAGTTTATCTTTTCTGTAAGACTTCTCAGTCCAACTAGCACTAGTAATGTTACAGCCAAAGAAATAGGCTTCATAACCTGTAGGGCCGTTTTGTCCCAGACGTACTCTAACATCTGGTGAGTTAAATAGACCTTCTAAGTAATCTGCCTCTGCATCTGACATATAGCCAGTGGAGGCTGTAAACTGCTCTTTGATTTCTTGTGAGTAAGTGGTATACCCTCTTGCACCTGTACTAGTAGCGTAATTAGTACCATTATAGTCTATTGTATTAGCCAAGTAGTTATTGGCCTTTCTACTAGTTGATCTCACATTCTTTTTAGTAAATGTGTAGTAGTCTCTAAAGCCAAATGAGTTTAACCAAGAGAACTGTATGTGGTCATAGTCTAAACACCCTGATTGTGGGAATACTATACCTCTATTAAATATTCTATACATTTGCACATAGTGTAGTGATTCATCAGCGTAACCAGTAAATGTGGCAAGACAAGTACCTGGCGTATAAGCCACTGTCTGTACATAGTAATATGCAACGGCGCTATCTAATGAAAAGTTTACAGTAGATGCTGGTGTTGTGTAGTAGTTAAAGTTAACTAAGTTTTGTGGCCCGAATCCTCCTGTAATTATTGCAGTGTTATTACTAGGCTGTGTACCATCTCCATAGTTAATATTAGGTCCACCACCATTAGCTACAATGTTAGGTATAATCACATCGTCTACTAGACTACCATCTGATTCATAAGAGGTAATTCTAAAGCCTTCGATACCCTGTGCATCTGCAGCAGGTGTAGGTAGGCCTCGATATATTGGATTAAAGTAGCTGACAGTATGTAGGTCATCTGAGTACACG